GGTAACGCACAACCCCGATCTATGGCTAGCGACAGTTTTTTGAATGGGTTTGAATGTAAGCGCCCACTAACATACGCGCAGACGAGCGCAAACAATTAACAGCTATCCGGTTTGCAACCCGCGTTATACTTTCGCAAACCTGCAAACCAACCAGCAAACTACAGCATGAACCTAGCGCACCGCATCGAACTATGGCCCGTTGAACGCTTGAAGCCCTACGACCGCAACGCCCGCACGCACAGCCCGGAGCAGGTCACCAAGATCGCGGCATCGCTGGCCGAGTTCGGTTTCACGAACCCGATACTGGTCGACAGCGCCGACGGCATCATCGCGGGCCATGGCCGGCTGATGGCCGCGAAGGAGCTGGGGCTGGCCGATGTGCCTGTGATTGTGCTGGACCACCTGAGCGACGCGCAGCGCCGTGCCTACGTGCTGGCCGACAACAAGCTGGCGGAGCTGGCTGGGTGGGATGTGGAAATATTGGCCGACGAAATAAACTGGCTGGAGCATGACGGCTACGACTTAACGCTGGCCGGTTTTACCGACGATGAGCTGACGGCGTTTATTGGCGACGGAATCCTGCCAGAGGGCAGCAATGCAGAGGAAACCGGCCCAGCAGTGCAACCGCTGGACAGCATGCCGGCGCTCCGGTCCGGCGACCGCGATCCATTCCAGCAGATCACATTCACGCTGCACGACAATCAGGCTGAAATTGTGCGCGAGGCAATGGATGCATCAAAGGGTATGGGGCCATTCGACGCCAGCGAGAACCCGAACAGCAACGGCAACGCGCTAACCCGTGCGTGTGAAATTTTTCTGCTGCGAGCAAATGGCTGAATACACCGCAAAGGACATCCGGGTCGCTCCGATTTCCGCAAAAGACGCGGCGACGCTGGTGCGGCGCGTCCACTACAGCGGGAAGGTGACGCAGAATTCGCAACTGCATTTGGGTGTGTTCCTTGGAGAAAAACTAGAGGGCGCGATGCAATTCGGCCCATCCATGGACAAACGCAAGACACAGGCGCTGGTTTCAGGCACTACATGGAACGGTTTTCTGGAGTTGAACCGCATGGCATTCAGCGACCGGTTGCCGCGTAACAGCGAAAGCCGCGCCATCGGTGTGGCCATGCGCATGATCAGGCAGCATTATCCGCACATCGATTGGGTGATCAGCTTCGCAGATGGCACACAGTGCGGAGATGGTACGATCTACAGGGCCAGCGGGTTCGTGCTGACTGGCATTAAGAAGAACCAGCAAATGCTTCGCATGCCGGATGGCTCGATCATCGCAAAAAAAACGCTGGACAACCCGAACCACATGGGCGCCGACGGACGTTTCGGCAGCGCCATCGCGCGCGAAAATGGTGCCGCACCGCTGCCCGGTTTCCAACTGCGTTACATCTATTTCATGAACCCCGCAGCCCGCGACCGGCTGACGGTGCCCGTGATACCATTCGACCAGATACAGGCAAAGGGCGCGGGCATGTACCGCGGCAAGCCTGTGGACCGATCAACGCGCGCGAAAGGGCAGGACGCTGGGCACCACCCAGCGCTGGGCGGTTCAACTCCGACCCGCGCGCTCCACAATTCCGGCGATGTCTGAGTTAATCGGAATCCGCGAAGCCGCCCGCCGCCTCGGCGTCAGCGACACCGCCGTGCACAAAGCCATCAAAGCCGGCCGCGTGCACATCGCTGGCCGCACGCCGACGAGCGACCGCCCGCTGGTCGCATGGCCGCAGGCACAGGCCGACTGGCTGGCCAACAGCGACGGCAGCAAGCGCAGCCACGTCGGCAGCAACGGAAGCCCGCGCAGGGCCGAGGACCCGAAGCCAGCAGTGCAACTGCCGACAAGCGGCAAGCCGGACGAGGCAGCCGAACCGATGGCCACCACCGTCGGCGGCGACGCGCTACCCGGACGCGGCACCGGCCCCAGCTACGCGCAAAGCCGCGCCGTGCGCGAGGCCTACCAAGCCCGGCTGGCAAAACTGGATTTCGAGCAGCGCAGCGGCAAACTGGTCGAGGTCGACAAAGTAAAAGCCGCCGCATTCCGCACCGCCCGCACAGTGCGCGACGGTATGCTGAACCTGCCCGACCGCGTTGCGCATGAGCTGGCGCACGAAACCAACCCGGCCGCCGTGCACGCGCGGCTGAGCAGCGAAATCCGCACGATCCTCGAAGCGCTGGCAAACCCGGCAGCCACCGCAGCGGCATGAGCGACGCCGCCTACGCCGAATCGTTCCACGACGGCCTACGCCCCGACCCGGCGCTGACCGTCAGCGAATGGAGCGACGAGCACCGCATGCTGAGCAACAAAGCCAGCGCAGAACCGGGCCGCTGGCGCACGGAGCGCACGCCATACCTGCGCGAAATCATGGACTGCCTGAGCGTTTACGACCCAACGCAGCGCGTCGTATTCATGAAATCCGCGCAGATCGGCGGCACAGAGGCCGGAAATAACTGGATCGGCTACGTCGTCCACCACGCGCCGGGGCCGATGCTGTACGTGCTGCCGACCGTTGAAATTGCCGAAAAAGCATCGAAACAGCGTATTGCACCCATGATGGACGAAAGCCCCGCGCTGCGCGAGCTGATCAGCCCCGCCCGCAGCCGGGACAGCGGCAACACGCTGCTGAGCAAGGAATTCAGGGGCGGCGTATTCATGATGACCGGCGCCAACAGCGCGGCCGGGCTGCGGAGCATGCCGATTAAATGGCTATTTATGGACGAGGTGGACGCATTCCCCAGCGACGTGGAGGGCGAGGGCAGCCCAATTGCGCTGGCCGAAAAGCGCACCACGACGTTCAGCCGCCGCAAAATCCTGCTGGTCAGCACGCCGACGGAAAAGGAAACCAGCCGCATCGACTTGGAATACGAGCGCAGCGACAAGCGCCGCTATTTCGTGCCGTGCCCGCACTGCGGGCATGAGCAATGGCTGCGCTGGCGCGGGTACAACGACGACCAGAACGACCCGCGCGCGAAGGAATACCGGCTTGTCTGGGCCGACGCCGACCGCACGCAGGCAGCCTACGTGTGCGAGGACTGCGGCACGCTGATCGAGGAACGCCATAAAACCGCGATGCTAAAGACGGGCCGCTGGATTGCCACCGGCACCGGCGACGGTATGACCAAGGGCTACCACATAAACTCGCTGTACAGCCCCGCCGGCTGGAAAACATGGCCCGAAATTCTGCGCGAGTTTGAGCAGGCCAGCAAAGACCCGTCGCTGCTGAAAACGTTCGTCAACACCACGCTGGGCGAACCGTTTGAGGAAGCGTTCAGCACCCGCCTCGACGCCGAGGGGCTGGCCAAGCGCGCCGGCGGTTACGCCATGCTGGCCGTGCCGGAGCAGGGGCTGGTGATCACCGCCGGCTGCGACGTGCAGCGCGACCGCGTGGAAATCGTGCAGCGCGCATGGGGGCCGGGCGAGGAAAGCTGGCTCGTGAACCGCGCCGTCATATACGGCGACCCACAACGGCCTGAACTGTGGGCCGAAGTGCTGGACGTGCTGGACATGGAATTCGAGCACGCCAGCGGCGCCCGGCTGAAAACGTATTCCGCAGCGGTCGACAGCGGCGACGGCGAAACCACGCACGCCGTGTACCAGTTCGCGCGAGACAACCGGCTGCGGCATGTGCTGGCGGTGAAGGGCATGAGCCAGCCCGGGAAGGTTATTTTGGGGAAGCCGACCAAGCAGGACATCAACGTGCGCAAGCAGACGATAAAGCGCGGCGTGGATCTGTGGCCGGTTGGATCTGACACCGCAAAGAGCACGATTTACCAGCGCCTGAAGAACGTGGACGACGGCCCCGGCACGTACCACTGGCCAACCGGCACGGGCGCGGAATATTTCGAGCAACTGACCGCCGAAAAGCAGATCACGAAAATGATCAACGGTTTCCCGAAGCGCGTCTGGGTCAAGAAGGATAGCGCGCGAAATGAGGCCTTAGATTGTGAAGCCTATGCACTCGCAGCGCTGCAGTATGTGTATTCGCGCCATAACCGGGCAACGTTTTGGGGAACCATGCAGGCACGACTTACGAAGGTCGCTGCCGCAGTTGCAGCCGCCCCAGAAGTTGCGACTGAAACAACAGTTTCTGGATCGTCTGGCCGAGTTTCGCTTAGTGGCTGGACGCGCGGAGGTTAAAATAACGAAGCCCGCAACTGGTGAGACAGATTGCAGGCTTCTTAACAACCAACCAAGCGGGGTTAGTGTGTCTGATGCGAATTCTACAGCAGTGAAGTGCTGCACCAATTGCAAAATTGAAAAGCCGATTTCAGATTTCGGCAACAGCAAAAAATTTAAGACTACGGGTAAAAAGGCGCAATGCAAAGCGTGCGAGCGCGAATACATGGCTGCTTGGTACTCTGCGAATACAGAAAAGCGCAAATCGTGGCCGTCATACGGAAGGGTGTCTGATCCAGTAGCAAAAGCCGAATACAAGGCCGCATGGAATCGCGAAAACTACGATCGAATTGCAAAACGGGCCACCGAACTACGAAAGGCAAATCCGGAAAGGGCAAAGGCTCAGCGAACCAATAGACGAGCAAGGAAGCAGCAGGCCGGAGGGTCGCACACCGGCAACGACATCAAAACCCTGCTAACACTGCAACGCAACACCTGCGCCGTATGCCGATGCAAGCTGACAAAACATTACCACGTTGACCATGTTCAACCGCTGGCTAAGGGTGGCACGAACGACAAACTGAATCTGCAAATCCTTTGCGCCCCGTGCAATTTAATGAAGAACGCGCGCGATCCGTTAGAATTCATGCAATCCCGCGGTTTTTTGATATAGGCCGCACACGCCAAGGAGCCATAAATGAAGATCGACGCGGTGCAGCAGTTACTTCAGGTCGTCGCCACGGCGGCCCATATCGACCACGCAGCGCTCGCGCGCGCCGACACGGCCATCCGCCGCGAGTTTGGTGGCGCCGCGCTACGCATCCAGCCAAAGGCGCCGGTGACAATCGACGAAATCGACTCCCGGCTACGCGCGCGCAAGCCCGTCGCAATGATCGCGCACGAGGTCGGCCTGAGCCGCGCCACGATCTACCGCATGCTCGGCCGCCGGAAGTCAAAATCTCGCACGCCCGCGCAGCCCTGCGACAACAAAGCGTAAATAATACGCACCGATATGGCTGGCATCAATCTATCAATCGCGCAGGCAAAACTGGACGCCTACTTGGCGGCCGAAACCGCTGTTTTGTCCGGGCAGTCCTACGAAATCGAAGGCCGCAAACTGGTGCGCGCCAACCTGCGCGAGATACAGGCGGGGATCGACATCTGGAACCAGCGCGTACAGCGCCTGAGCGCCCGCAGCGCCGGCCGCAGCGCTGCGATTGTGCCGCGCCCTAACTTCTGAACATGAAAAAACTGCCGCCACCCTCGATTATTGATCGCGCCATCGCGCAGATCAGCCCCAAGTGGGCGCTGGAGCGCCAGAAAAACCGTTCCGCCATGGCCATCGCCGGCGGCGGCGGATACACAGGCGCGGGCTACAGCGACCGCATGGTGTACTGGCAGCCCGGCATTGGCGACAGCGACGCGGACACGCTGCGCGACCTGCGCGAACTACGCGCGCGCAGCCGCGACCTAGCGCGCAACAGCCCCATCGCGGGCGGCGCCATCGAAACGCAAGTCAGCAACGTCGTCGGCTCGGGGTTGATGCTCCAATGCCGCATTGACGCCGACCGGCTGGGCATGGACGAGGACGCCGCCGCCGATTGGCAGGAAAACACCGAGCACGAATTCGAGGTATGGGCAGCCAGCGAATACGCCGACGCATTCGGACAGCAAAACTGGGCCGAGCTGCAGGACTTGGCATTCCGCTCACACCTCGAAAGCGGCGACGTTTTTGCCGTGCTGGCGCAACTGAACCGCCCCGGCTGGCCCTACAAGCTGGCCGTGCAGCTGATCGAAGCTGACCGCGTGAGTAACCCCGGCTGGCAGGCCGACAGCGACGAAATGACCGCCGGCATCGAGCGCGACGCGAACCACGCCCCGGTCGCCGTGCACATCTGCAACCGGCACCCCGGCCGCTACATCACGCCGACCGATTTCAAGTGGACACGCGTCGCGATCCGCGGCAACAGCGGCCGCCGCAACGTGCTGCACCTGATGCGCAAGATGCGCCCCGGGCAAACGCGCGGCGTGCCGTGCTTGGCGCCGATTGTGGAGCACCTGAAGCAGCTCACGCGCTACAGCACCGCCGAGGTCGACGCCGCAGTGAACAGCGCCACGTTCGCCATGTTCGTGAAAATGGACCCGGACACGTTCCAAGACACGTTCAACGAGGAAGCGCAGAACAATTACATCGACAGCGCCAAGCGCTGGGATGGCACTATAAAAAGCGGCGCCGCTGTCAACCTGCTACCCGGCGAGGAAATCACCAGCCCCAGCATGGGCCGCCCGAACCCGAATTTCGACCCGTTTGTCGACGCCGTGATGACCCAGATCGGCATGGCGCTGAACATCCCCAAGGAAGTGCTGACGAAGCATTTCCAGAGCAGCTACAGCGCCGCGCGCGCCGCGCTACTGGACGCATGGCGCACATTTAAAATCCGCCGCATCTGGCTGGCTGCAAAATTCTGCCAGCCCGTGTACGAGGAATGGCTGGCCGACGCCATCGCCACGGGCCGCATCAGCGCCCCCGGTTTTTTCGCTGATCCAGCCATCCGCAAGGCATGGGCCGGCGCGCAGTGGAGCGGCGACGGCCCCGGCGCGATTGACCCGCTTAAGGAAGTCAACGCAGCCAAGGAGCGCGTGGCCATGGGGCTGACGACGCTGGCCGAGGAAATCATCGCCTACGACGGCGGCGACTGGATCGACAAGCACCGCGAAAGCGTGCGCATCACTGAAGAACGCGTGGAAGGCAAACTGGCACCAGACCTATCCGCGCCGATGCCGGGGCAGGCAATGCCCGGCGCAGCGCCGGGGAAACCCGCACCGAAGCAGGCTGCGCCTGCGCCCACCCAAGACGACTTTAACGAGGACTAGAAATGGCAAATGCACTTTACCCAAAATGGAAAGAAGCCCTGCTTCAAAACACATCCGGCTCGGCCCTGAACGGATCAGGCACCACAGGCGTGTACTGCGCGCTGGTTGATACCGGCACCTACACGTACAGCTCCGCGCACCAGTTCTATTCGTCGCTGACCGGCATTGTCGGCACCGATCAAGAAATTGGTGCGACGAAAACATTCGCCGCGGGCGTGTTCGACGGCGCGGACGTAACATTCCCAAGCGTAACCGGCGCAAGCTGCGAAGCGCTGGTGCTGTACGTGAAGAACGCCGGCGCGAACACGACATGGCAGCTGGTCGCCTACATCGACACCAGCGTGACCGGCCTGCCCGTGACGCCCAACGGCGGAAATATTACAGTTACTTGGAACGCCTCTGGCATTTTCGCGCTGTAAACCATGCCCTACATCGCAGACCGCGTTCAGGAAACCACAGCCACGACTGGCACGGGTGCAGTAACCCTCGCCGGTGCAGTGGCCGGGTATCGCAGTTTCGCTGCAGGGTTCGGTTCGTCCGCGATGTCGGTTAATTACTTGATCGTCAGTGGATCGGCGTGGGAGGTCGGCAAAGGCACGTTCGACGGCACCACCGGCCTGACGCGAGACACGGTGCGCAGCAGCAGCAACAGCAATGCGCTCATCACGCTATCGGGTACGAGTAACGTGTTTTGCACGGCAAGCGCGGAGCTTTTGGACAATGCAAATATCGGCATGCAGGTCGCGCAGTTTCGTGGCTTGGCAATGCCATAAGGAGAAAACATGGCTGGAAATAACGACCCCATTTACTCACGTCGCGGAAGCCTAAGCTCCGGCGTTACGTTAAAAACCGCAGCCGCTGACTACGTTGGCCAGAGCATATTCAACAAGGAAGTGTTTGGCGCTGACGCCACGAATGGCAGCTACCTGCAGCGCCTGCGGTTCAAGGCCATCGGCACCAACGTCACAACGGTCGCACGCATCTATTTGAACGACGGCGGCGAACCTGAAACGTGGGGGGCGGCACCGGGCGCACCAACAGGCACACCGTCGACCACAGGCGGGACGATGATTGCTGGCACCACGTACTACGCATCCATCATGGCCGTGGACGCGGGTGGACGCATGACCCCATTGGGTACGATTTCAGCCGCCAACACGACAACAGGTGTCACAGGCTCCATCGCGTGGACATGGACAGCAGTTTCGGGTGCCGCGTCATACCGGATTTATGTCGGCAGCGTGCCCACAGCAAATACAGACGGCCTCACCAATTACTTCACGTCAGCGACCAACAGCTTTACTCAGGTCAGCATGCACTACGATGGCATCAGAGACGACTGGCAAGTCACTAACTCAAAGTTCTACGGCGAAATCACACTGCCAGCCACTACGGCATCCGCGACAGCAGCCACGCCCGATATCGACTATCCAATGAACATCGCACTGCCTCCGGGTTGGGAAGTTTACGTTGGGCTGGGCACTACGGTTGCCGCTGGCTGGACGGTGATGGCCATCGCAGGGGACTACTAATGCGCTACATCCTTTTGGACATTGGATACCAAGAGGTTTTCAACGGTCAGGTGCTGCGTCTGACAGACTTGGATGGCAACACCATCATGTCACCCGGCTACGGCGGCGCGGTATTGGATGCCAACCCACCAGCGCCCGCGTGGGCACTACCCGACCCAGTGGCCGAGCAGCCCGCACCCTATGTGCCACCCACACGCAGGCTAACCAAGCTCGCGTTCGTGGGCCGCTTGGGTTCGGACTTCACCGCCATCCTGCAAGCAGCCAAGATGAGCGTGGAGGTGGAGGCATTTGTCAAGATGCTGGACTGGGCTACGCCAGACGCAGACGGCACCAGTGTGGACCTAGACGACCCGCGCGTAACCTACGCGCTGGGCATGCTTGAGGCCGGTGGACTGCTTGCTGAAGGCCGCGCTGCGGAGGTGCTCAATGCTTGATTTCAGCCACATCCCAACGCCATACGGCGCGTCTACGGTTGAGAGTTTCACCGCAAACTCGACCGTGGCTGGGGGTGCATGGCAGACGTGGACGAAGCCGCGTGGAAAAACGATGGCCCACATCCTGCTGGTCGGCGCTGGTGGCAACGGCGGGAATAGCGCTACAGCAGCGGCGGCTTCGGGCGGCAGTGGCGGCGGAAGCTCTGGCGCTCAGGTGTCCATCATGTTGCCCCTCTGGGCAATACCAGACGTTCTGTTTTTATCGCTCGCGTACGGTGGCCTTGGTGTCACCAGTTACGTGTCAATCGCTCAAAACACTACTGTAAACAACACGCTGCTGCTGGCCAACGCTGGCGGTAACGGGGCGGCTTCCGTAACAACAGCCGCTGGTGCGGCCGGTACTGCTGCCACAGCCCCCGCAGCGGGCACGATGCCGCTCGGCTGGCAGTGGGTAGACTCCGCTATGGCAGGGCAGGCAGGCACGGCTGGCGGCGTTGCGACTACACCCGCAGCGGGTACTGCTCTAGTCTTACCTGTCACTGGCCTGCTTGTAACCGGCGGCTCCGGTGGGGGCGCTTGCCCTACCACTGTAGGTGCAGGCACAGCAGGCGGTGCATCGCCCGCTACAGCCATAGGCGTATTCCTTGCGCGTCCGGGCGGCACAGGCGGCGCGACAACAACACCCCCGCAAGGCAACTTGCACGGCCATGCCCCAGTCGCTGGCCTACTCTACCAACTCGGCGGCGTAGGCGGCGGCGGCGTAGGCTCTAACGCAACAGGCGCAGGGCTTGTGGGTGCCAACGGCGGCAACGGCGCACCGGGCTGCGGTGGTGGTGGCGCTGGCGGGTGCTTCACCGGGTCAACGCTCGGCATCGGCGGCGTCGGCGGTCCAGCGTTCTGCCAGATCACATGCTGGTAATACGACATGCTTGATTTTTCACACATCCCGACACAGTACCCCGGCGCTGACGTGCAGGTATTCGTTGGGACAGGCCTAAGTAATAACACGTTTCAGACGTGGGTAAAACCCCGTGGCAAGAGTATGTGCCACATCCTTGCCGTGGGCGCTGG